GCTGGTGCTCAAAGCGCTGCATGAGGCCGGCTGGAAGATCGAGCCGCGATGATGAATCCGAAAGCGCAACAAATCCATGCGGCCAATCGCGAGCGGATGCTTCGCGAGCGCGCGGCCATGCGGGCGCGGTTTGTCGCGGCGACGATCGAACGTGCGCCTGCCAAAACACTAGCCGCTGGGTGTTCTCGCGACGTCGGCGAAGCGGAGTTTGAGAAGCGCGAGACACGCGAGCGGGAATGCCTGCGCTGTGAAACCCCATTCCAGTCTGAAGGCGTAGGCCATCGCCTTTGCTGGAGTTGCGCGCGGCTGCCTGAAGGCTTTGGTTTGTAGCGTTCCAGCGTTTCACTTTAATCGAAGGAGAGATCGCGATGCTTGCACGCGCGGAAAGCGGCTCAGCCGCACCATCTGAAGCCCCGTCCACCCGGTTCGCCAAGGACCAACTGAAGGCGATCGTCGAGCGCATCGAACGGCTGGAGGAAGAGAAGAAAACCATCTCCGACGACATCAAGGACGTCTACTCGGAGGCCAAGGGCAATGGCTACGACGTCAAGGCGCTGCGCACCATCGTGCGCCTGCGCAAGCAGGACGCCAACGAGCGCGCCGAGCAGGAGACCATCCTGGAGACCTACATGCAGGCGCTGGGGATGCTGTGATGCCGATCGTCGTCGCACAAACCAAACGCGTTCTCTATTTCGGATGCCTTGGCGGCTTGGGACACTTCCTGCATGGGGAGGGTAAGCGCTCGACTTGGACTGATCATATCCCCGGGTTCCCTTGGACGATTGGCCATTGCGATAGCGGTCTTCTAAAGAACGGCAAGCGCGCGGATCGCTATGACGGCAAGGTGTGGTGGACGTGCGGCGGCACGCCACTCTGGTTGGCATTCTATTGGTGGGACAACTCGGTCGATACGCGAGGAGGCTCGAATTCCGGCTTCTACGTTCAAGGCTTCGACCACAAGCAGGCCCCTGAGGCCTTCGCGTATGCCAGTTCGATCTATCCGGAAGTAGTTACGCGGCAGCGTCATCCTCTGGTGCTGCAATCATGACACCTGAACAGCTCGCCCTCCTGCGCCAGCGCATTACCGAAGGCCGCCAGCCGGAACACCGGGCGGCGGTGCATGCGCACCCGAACGGCTGGAACGATGCGCTCGATTTTGTCGAGCGGACGATCAAGGAAGTGCTGGGGGAAAAGGCGGAGGTCAAACCATGACGGCGAAAGCCTACGCGGTTTTGGAGGATGGCGAAAACACAGGCGGCATCGTCTGGGCGGAGCATGCGGTTGTGGCGCGGCGCGAAGGTGCCAGCATCTTCGGCGGCGGCGAGTTCGGCGGTATGTCGTGCAAGCGTGCGCCGTGGGCCGACGGCTATTCCGACAAGCCACTTCCGATCAGCCTGATGATCGAGAACGGCTGGCGCTTTGAGTGTGGCGGCTGCGGCGAAACCATCAGTGAAGACTGGCTCTACGACGAAGACCTGCCGCTCGAAGGCGTGATCGGGTTTCAGCATAGCATGGTCTATTGCTCCGAAATCTGCGAGTGCCGGGACAAACTGGAACGCGCGATCAAGCGGGACCATGAACGCCGCGCGATCGAGGCGCTGCGGGCGTATGTCTTGAAGCGGTTTCCGGGCGTCACGATCGGCACCAAGGACAACTGGGCGCCTCACGCTTATGCCAGCGACCACGGCGGAGCTTGGCAAGTTCGCCAAGTCGTCATTTCCTTTGAATTTCCCGGGCAGAAGATCGCGCCGGCAACCTGTCGGATCGACCGCGACCAGCAGAACCGCCAGCTGATCGGACCGATCAGGCCGGAATATTCGTGCTGCGTCGGCGATCGCGAAGCCTTCGAGGTATGGGCCGCTTCGCCGCGGTCGCGCGCGAAGGCAACGGAGCTTGCATGAACCGTCCGGAGCACGTTGACAGCATCGACGACGACGCGCTGCTGCGGGCCGCGGAAGCCCTGGCATGGCGCGAGAGCGCTCCAGAGGCGGCACTGCCGGCCGTCCTGACAAGGCCGCCGGTCGATGTCGCAACCGTCGTGGGCCAACTCGACTATTCCGAACCGGAGGATCCAAAGTCGCCCGCCTGGCCGCGCTGGAAAATCTCAGGTTCCGCGCACGCGATCATCATGGCGCGCAAGCTGTTCGGCACGGATTCCACCTCTGGCGGCAGTGTCCACTCAATCTCGTTCCCGGCGACACTGGGCTCTTTCGACGAACTGCTGCTGCTCCTGCATCGCTTCCCGCTGAAGATGACCGAGCCTGCGGCGATGATCTTCGAGCGGATGTACCGCCAGCTGGTTGCCGAGCGGCATATCGCAGCCTCGGTCCCGGCAACCAGTGCCGGCGGGCAGTATTTCCGCGGGCGATTGCTGCCGTTCCAGACCGAAGGCGTGGCCTTCCTGTGTGCCGTGCGCAAAGGCCTGCTCGCCGACGACATGGGCCTTGGCAAAACCGTACAGGCGTTCGGCTTCCTCGATCGCATCAACGCCTATCCGGCCGCAATCGTGGTGCAGAGCCACGTCCAGCGCCATTGGGAAAAGAAGATCGTCGAGTTCATGCGGGTCAACACGCTCCCCGATAGCCATCTGGCCGAAGGCCTGCGCGTCACGTCCTTGAACGGCGGCAAGCGGTTTAATTCGACGCCGGCCGCCGACGTCTACATCGTGCACTATTTGGTGCTGCACGCCTGGGCCGAATTCCTGATCGAACGCGGCGTCAAGACCATCATCTTCGATGAGGCGCAGGAGCTGCGGCACCCGAACACCCGCAAGCACGACGCCTGCACGGCGCTGGCCAAGGCCGCCGACAACGTTGCGGGCCTCTCGGGGACGCCGATCTATAACCACGGCATCGAGATGCACACGGTCATGAACACGATCTGCCGGGGCGCGCTGGGCACCCGGGCGGCCTTCGAGCGCGACTGGTGCTCCTACGTTGCCGGCAAGCTGGTGGTGCAGGATCCCCAGGTATTGGGCGAGTACCTCAAAGACCGCCGCCTGATGCTGCGAAGGCGGAAGGATGACGTCCAGCTCGAGCTGCCGGCCAAGCGCCGGGTGATTGAACCGATCAAGGGCGAAGAGGGCATCTTTGCCGAGATGGTGACCAAGGCGGCTGAGCTGGCGCGTAAAGCCGCCGAGATCGGCGACCCCTTCGACCGGGCGCGAATGGAAGCCGAAGCGATCCGGGAGACGCGGCGGGCGACCGCGATGGCAAAACTGCCGGCCGTGATCGCGTTCCTGCGCGGCTTGCTGGAGGCTGACGAACCGACACTCTGTTTCGTGCACCATCACGCCGTGACGGACGCCATCGTTGAGGCGCTCGAAGACTTCAAGCCGGTCTGCATCACCGGCCGTCAAGACAAGACGCAAAAGGATGACGCGCTCAACGCGTTCGCCCGCGGCGACACGAACCTCTGCCTGATCAGCCTTCGCACCGCGACCGGCATCGACGGCCTGCAAAAGCGCGCCCGCGTCGTCGTGTTCGCCGAACTCGACTGGTCGCCGGCCGTGCACCGGCAGGCGGAAGACCGCGCCCACCGCATGGGCCAGCGGGATTCCGTGCTGGTCTATTACCTGGTCACGGATTTGGGGACTGATCCCTTCGTCATGATGACGCTGAACCTCAAGGCCAGCCAGTTCACGGGCCTGATGCAGGACAAGGTCGAAACCGACGACGACCGCAGGGATGCTGCCGAAGTCGCAAAACAGCACATGGCAGGCGTCTTATCGATGCTGCGGGAGCGATCATGAAAGCGCCGAAAAACTTTTGGTCCGACGACGAGCGCACCCGCATGATCCACATGCGCGAGGTCGAGAAGCGGAAATGGTCGGAGATCGACCGCGCGCTTGGTCGCCCGCACGGCAGTTCATCCTCGAAATACGAGGGCCTGCGGCGCGAGAAGAGCCCGCCTGCACATCAGAAGGATGCCGGCGGCCGGATCGAGATTTCCGCGGCGCAAGAGGCCGAGCGCGCTGCGCGCAAGGCAGCGGCGCAACTCCGCGACCTGACGGCTGCGCGGTTTGGCGACCCGCCGCCGGGCTTTTCCGCGCTCGATCGCAAGCGGGAAGGGGCTGCACAATGATCCTGCCCGACGGCTACCATCACCACCCGCCGCCGCCGGAAGATGACCGCGGCAGCAATGTCGCGCATCTTCCGGCGGCGTTGGCGCATCGCCAGCCGCACGTCCTTGGCGCTGCCGTGACGATCCCGCCAGAGCAGTCCGACACAGGCTTTGAGCAGAAGGAAAAGGTGTGCCGGAACTGCGGCGCGGTCCGCGTCACCATACTTGGCTCCGCGCTCGGCGGCCGGGTCTGCCGCGTCAGGCGCGCATGGCGGAGCGAAGCCGGCGCGCCGCTGATCGAGACCGCCGTCGAACCGCCATGCCCGCAGCTTTCGAAAGCGGTGCCATGAGCAGGCACTTTTCCACAGTCGCATCGTCTCACGCGCGCGTCCTTTCGTCGTCGCGAGAGTGCGTTTTCACCCGCGTTTGTCCCCGTTCTCCGAGATATCCACAGGGCTGCGCCTTAACGCTACGCCCATGCAAGCAGGTTCAATGAGCAGTCCCAGGCTATCCATCATCCCGGCCGGCGCGGTCACTGACCGTTCGCTGGAACCGCGCGACCTTCAGGTGCTGTGTTTGCTGGGCCGTCATACCGACAAGGCCGGCTGGTGTATCCGTAGCCAGGTCAGAATGGCGCGCGAGATCAGCACTTCGCGCGGCAGCTTGCAAAACTCGCTGGAACGGCTCTCGGAGGCCGGTTGGGTCGAAAAGAAACGGCTCGACACGGAAGTGGAGGCCGCCGGCAAGCAGCCGTCGCGTTCCTATGCGTATCGGGTATTGCTCGACCGTGACGATTTTGCCTTCGAAAACGCCAGTCGCGATGCCGAAGGCGAGAGCGACGAAAGCTATGCAGAAAACGCATCTGAAGAGGGGG